GGAGTCGTAATTCTTGCCATTATGGGTTGCCTCCTCCGCCTGGTGGTCTAGGTAAGATAGGAGCAGACTTATTAACAGAAGGTTGATTTGGAGGAGGCTGAGGCAAAGTCCTCTGAGGATCAGGCCAAAACCTGTTAAACGTTCTTGGAGGTGCAGGGGTTGAGACAGAGTTTTTTGCCATCTTTAATTTCCATTTTTAAATATTTTCTAACTCCACCATCAAAAAACAGGGTAAGACAAAGCCACCAAAGTGACCAGTCAACCCATGATAATTTATAGGCTATGATAAATAACGGTGTCCAAAGAAACATAATTCTCCTAATCTTTATAGGGATCATAGCACCGTGCATCCGCCATACATACCCCTATCGGTGTTAATACTTCTAATATCTTTATTGTATCACAATGGGCATTTAAAATATTTTCTATTCTTTTATAAGCCTGTGGAGCTTCATCAAGATCTCCACCCCGTAATTCGACATTCTTTGATTTCATCCATTCATCGAAGGCTTCTTTGGAGACTAATCCTGGTTTGATGACATTTCCGCGTTTATCTCGCTTTCCTTTGGCTTGAGTTCTTCCCATGATACGACCTGCTCCATGGACTGTAGAGTACATAGAAGATTTAGAAGATTCTGACTGGATCCCTTCCAAGATAACCGATATGTCTCCCATAGATCCGCCAACAAAGCCTTTTTGACCTGGAAAGGCCGGAGTTGCCCCTTTCCTGACAACCCAGAGATCTTTATCAAAATGTCGTTCTTTCCATGCAAAGTTATGGTGATTATGGATTGATTCAACAACATTCGCTCGTAAGATTCTTGCCACTCTATCACAGACCCAATCTCTCCCTGCGTAAGCATATCGACCAGCGAGTTCCATGCATTTAAGATATTGGCATCCGAGGTCTGAATTTTCATCAAATATGACTGGCTTTGCATGGACTCCATCTTGTCCTCCTCCTGCTTTTATGAAATGAGTCGCGATCGAATGACCAAGACCCCTGCTACCAAAATGAACGCCGACCCAGCACCTTTTACTTGCATCTTCAAATATGTCAACGTAGTGATTACCTGATCCGACAGTACCCAACTGATCCCTTGCTTTATCCCGTAAGCCCCTAAGTAAATCAAACTCATTCCAAATAGGATCATCAAACAATTCATGATCGACTTTTTCACTATTAACCCTTCCCACTCCAAAGCTAATTTTGGATTGAATTTCGTTCATATTTCGATAAATTCCAGCCTTTACAACGTCTATATCGCAATCCAGTCGTACAGCCTTATTCCCGCAAGCAATATCAAAACCAACCCCATTGACACAGATTTTACCCTCATAAGCAATAACCCCGCCCACAGGCACACTATAGCCAATATGATGATCGGCCATGAGTGCGCAATAAACTCCATCATACTTCATAGCCTCCTTCATCTGTGCAATAACTTCCGGCAAAGGATATCCCCATACCGGAATACCGTCAATGATTTGGAACATGGATTATTTCTTCTTTTTCTTTTTGGTTTTTGACTTAACTTTAGCAGGTTTTTTTGTCTTTATCCACATTTCATTATCTGAATCGGATAATCTTTGCATATATTCATATCCTTCTTTTTTCAAACTTTCTGCACTTGTATGATATGGGAAACGAACAAAATATTCTTTTCCTTGACTTGCTAATAGCTTTGCTTGATCGGCAATATATCTTGCTGAACTTAAATCACTTTTTAGTTCACTAATATCTAATTGTGCTTGCAATAAATCTATTTCTAATTTCTCTATTTTCTTTTTGCTAAAAAACATTTGTTTGACTCCTTTTATTTTGTCTTTGAATTTTCTAAACTTTGAATATCTTCTAAATACCAACGGGCCCGAAAACATTGAAGATGCGTTTGGATTATATAATAAGTTTCGATCAAAATATTGCGAAATTTTAGGTGTTTCACTAATTTTCCAATAAGTTGCTTCTTTTCTAGTCAGTGGTTGTAGATTCACTCTCCACTCATCATTTGTTATAACCATATATCCTCAATTAAAAACAGGTTGATATTTATCCCTAAGTCTTTCCACATCATCATCGGACGGCCCACCCCTTGAATCCACAAAACGCTTGACCGCGATCGCAAGATAACGCATAGCATCCGCTCCGTGGCTAGACCAATCATGGACTGGTCGGCTCTTATATATTTTATGGTTCTCATCGAATTCCTTCCTATAGTTCTCTAGGCATTTGATGAGGTGTTTACATTTAAGTTCATCCAGGTAAACACGTGGGAAGATGCCACGTAAACCTTCGATACCCTCCTCAAGGCGCATGTGGAGAGTTGGTAACAGGGTAAGCTTGAGTCCCAATCCTCCGGCGACTTCGATTGTGGACATTCCACTAGAAAAGTGCCTATTTTGCGCGTCATGCGGAACAAAATGATCTGCATAAAGGTACGGCTTGCGAAAAAGAACATCTGCATAATGGGGCAGTCCTTCTCCCTGATTTTCGTAATAGTCGATGACATGGATTGAATTTCCCACAACCTGATAAAAGATAATCGCGGTCGAGTCTCCAATTCCGATGTCCCATGCTGTATATACTCGACTTGTCTTTTGCCAAGGTATTTTTCCGATTCGCTCATCGTCTCTTGCCTCTTGCATGTATTTCGCATAATATGATCCCTCAACGCCTAGCGTAAAGGAACAGTAGAACTCTTGCTGAATATAGTCCTCGGACATTCCATCAGTTCGTTCGGCTTCAATAGCATCGGGGGATATGGCCCCTGTATCTTCAACAGTAAGTAACTGGCTAAACCAAGACTTATTAAGGCAAGCCATATCATATAACTCTTTACCATGATTTGCTCCTCTAGGAGTGAAATTAAAGATCGCCCAGCCGTCATTTTCTGCTAAGATTGGCCTAATTAGATTCCATGCTATAGGGTTTTGGAGAGAATACTCAGAAAAAACACAACCAATAGGGTTAGTACCGACAATGCTATCAACATTATTCGTTCCAATGACCTGTATAATCGAACCATTTACTAACCTAATTTTCATTTCTGTTGCGTTCGGTTCACCGGAGACAAGCTGTGTAGGAATATGATCGAGAAATTTCTTGCCGGATCCGTCCATACCATCCCACAGAATCTTTCTTCCCTGGCTAAAGTGAGGGAATAGATAGTAGTAGATGCCTGGCTTTTGGCATGCCTTTACAATCATGTAATTCCAGCACGTCTTTTCCTTTCCGGCTCTACGATGCCATACCAAGCAACCACGCTTTTTCTTGGCCATTTCTTTCCAGAATAGCTCTTGATACTCACGGCATTTGTAGTTGTGAGGTAGATCAATGACTACTTCAGGGGTATTGGAATCTTGGGTTCGCTTCAATTTTTAATATTTTGTTAAGATTATCAATTATTTCTTTATCTACACTTAATCTTTCTTTAACATTCATGGCTTCATAAATATCTTTGTCTAAAAACATCTCGGAAAAAGTACATATCGTTGTGATCCATTTTTCTTCATTCAAGTGAATTCCTTGCACTTTAGTTTAAATTTCACCGGATTACCGTTTCTAAAAAGGACTAGGGGATCAGAGCGACAGATAACACCCTCCATCATTTGAGGAATCATAGAACACCTAGAAATGGGCTTAGATTTGACGTAATCCACAATTTCATCTTCTGTCATCTCTCCGATGTGTGGAGTTGAAGGAACGCCAAGCTTTTGGGCAATTTGAATAACATCTTGCCATTTCAGCCACCAACCGGAACAAAAAACGTCAAATAAGATAAACCCAGGATCAGAGCGATAATTGCCACCGCACCCCTGTATTTTAGGCCCATAACCTTCACCGTATAAAACCACCTGTCTAGCATCACCGAAACATTCAATTAATTTTCCTAGTGTAATTTCCCTATTCAAATACTCTTGTAAATGAATGGGTATTTGCGCGTTATTTGTTCTTCCGTAAAAGTTATAGGTTCTAATCTTTGTGTCTTCAAAATCAACAGAGGTATAATAAATCCGGATATTCGTACCGTCTACCTTCTCATCTACTCGCCACTTCTTGATATTTCCGAATTCCTGCTCCGCATAGTCCCCAATAATCAAAGACTGTCGGCCTTTTTGATGATCGGGAGAATTCTTCTTTCCCTGATCAAAATACCATCCCTCACGCTTCCATAGGCTATTTATCTTGGGATATTCCACAGCAATAACACCTCATTTCTTCGCTACCTTCTTCGATCCATAGAAAATCCCAATCGGGACAACTATGAACGGGTTTTTCCATAGATCCTCTTAAATCTACGCCAGGCGTTCTTAGATTGATCCTGGCGCGTTCTAAACCGCTTCCGTAGGGATTTGACCTTGACTTGTCTCAAGTGAAACTCACGTCGGCTTTAGTGATTCTTTTTAAAGATGGATATTCATAAACTACTCTTTCAGTAAATTCATTTGGATCAGCATCCATGAATTTATAAACTTCTGGTAAAGATCCGGTAAATGCTGAATAGACCTCTCCTTTACAACACCCATTTTTAATATTATCTTTTATATACGTAGTAATTAAATTATAAATTTGCATAATCATTCCTTTGTATTTTCATAATGCGTTTTTCTATGTATCCTTAAAGTCTTAGCATCTTGCCAGTGCTTGTATCCCCAGCAAATAAGTAGATAGTCCATGGCAATCACCATCGAGATATTGCAGATTAAGGCTAACATGAGAATACTCCGATAACATCATCCACCGTTACGATAAGATGATCTTCCCCTACCTCGATACCTGCATATTGCGCTAGAAGCACGGTTTCTCCGACTTTATAACTCCAAGGCAACCACCAGCCGTTTACCTGCATACAACCGTTCCCAAGGGCAACTATGATGGCTTTAGACCGCTTGGCTTTATGCTGATCGGGTAAGATGATACCTTCTTTCGTCACGGTCTCCGGTTCAACCAGTTTAACAAGTAGCCGATTGCCACACGGTCTAATATTTGCTACATCCATACTGCTCTTACTCCTTTTCTTGGTTTTTGTGCTGACTTCTTAACAGGAAGCTTGCCCAATTTCTTTACTTCTTTTTTTAACGCCTTTTGCTTCCGTAATGAAGTCTTAGCTTTGATCTCTTTTTTTAATCCCTTGATTCGCTCTTTCATGTTATCCTCTAGTAAAATTAACTCTCTTTTAGGTTTGTCTCTGTCAACTAGGTATTCAAGAAGGGATTGGACAACATCAACAAGCATCTTTGGAGGATAGGAAGTATTCAGCTCTTCGTATAGCTCCATGTCCTTTAGGGCAAATAGAAGGCACGTATAATCTGTTTTCATTTCTTAACCTTTCCATACTTTTTTTCTACATTCTCGACAATGGGATAACGCCAATAATCCACTCGAAAATCAGATATGGTATAACCATCAAAATTAAGACCATTGTAAGAAACAAAACCTAATGAGCGAATTCTATTTTCTCTGGGTACTTCTTCCCCTACTTCGTAAACTCCATCGCTAGGCGGTAGATATTCTTTTCTGTTGTACCAAGTCATAACTTGCCTCCATATGATTCAATCGACTCTCTAACCTTCCCAATTAGAATAAGCTTGTCATCTAATCCGGCTCCTGTCCATCCCATAATCATTGACTTGAAGTCCTCAAAATCATTAAGAGGTGATAAAGATTCTACGCTTTGATAGTCCTCGAATGGAATAGGGCAAGAACAACCAGAGTCATGCGCGTAGTAGTGATCGCCTTCTTTATCTTTTAGGACGCAATACATATCAAATTCATAGTCTCCGGCACAATCATGGCAAGCGACTATCTCCAATGCCCATAATTCCGGATTGTTTACGATGTTCTCATAGCTCATAGCTTTCTCTCCAATTTAGACAGACGGGTTTGAGTTTTCATTAGCTCCCACACAACAAGCCGGAAAGCATTAGGGAAGTCTCTAACAAGGCAATCTTTACGCATCATGGAGATAGCTTGACGCAATCGGGGATGAGATTGCTTAGGGTTACTCATCGCTGTCTTTCTCAATGTTGTCCTCGCTATAGTTATTAATCAGGGATTGCAAACACGTAACTACTTCGGCCTTAGTATATTGGCTGGCTTGAAAGCTACACTCTAATAGGAATAGCTGCGCAACCATTACAGCACGGGGAGACATATCAGAATCAGCAAACTTCTTAACCGCTTCCATAAAGGCCTCTAAGATCATCTTAACATCTTCGGCTGATACATCATTAGGGATAGCAGGCGGTTCACTCAAGCTCTACCTCGACGTATTCATAGCCGTTGAATTTAAGAGATTTGCAAGTGCCTAATCTTTGAGCTAAATCCCAACAATAACAATCAGAGGGGCAGCCATGATCCATTATTATTTCTACTTCTTTGCATGTTCTTCTCTCCATAGCTGGCACTAGCTCACAGGTCATCTTTATAACCCTCTAACGTGCATGCAAATATTTTCTTATACATCTTTAAATCAAGATTCATTTGCTTGGCTAATACACGACAAGTAAAGAGGCCAGCAGCTAAAGCGACTTTTAGGCTAATTTTCTTCTTAAAACATTGTCCGTAAACATAATTGAAAATAATAACCGCTTCGTCAAATTGTTCATGCTCTTTCTTTAATTTCTTGGGAATCTTCTTCACTTAGGAACCTCATGGATAACAACGGTGTAATTCGCTTGTAACTGTTGATCGGGTTGTCTATCTGTCATACCAAGATATTGTTTAGATAGCCAAATAAGCATAGAGCAATTCCCTTTCATTGCTACCTCATACATTTTGCGCCTTAGAGAGATTTTTCCTTCGTCTTTACCAACATGCAGAATATCCGCAAAACGCCTTTCAAGGGTATCTACGCTACATCCAACAAAATTCCCAATCTCTGCCACGGTGCAATGTAAAGCAGCAAGCTTACGCACTGTTTCGGGATCAATCTCCTTTAGTGGACGGCCTACCTTTGTTTCTTCCTTTTGGGGAAGGGAGCTTTCTACCACACTCTTTACAGGATTCGGGGGGAGTTTCTCCTTCGGTTTCTTCTTCATAGAATATGCCTAGCTCCTCTATATCAAAGCCCCAATGAACCAAATCAATAGCATCAAATTCGTTAGCAAGCTTATCGAAGTCAAAATCACCAGAGTTTTTATTAAGGCGTATATTAAGCTCGCAAATCTCTCGTTCATCTAGCACCTTATCTGGGACATAACAAGAGACTTCTTTTATGTCTAGTCTTTCAAGAATTTTCTTTCTTGCGTGTCCACCTATAATCATTCCTTCTTGGGTGACTACTGGTTTATCTATGAGTCCAAATTTGCGTATTGACTCCTCTAAATGAGCAGCTTGCGTCCGTGTCAGCTTTCTAGGGTTTTTATCCCATTCCTTGAGGTCTTTGACTTTGAAAGTCTTAAGAGTCCAATTTATCATTGCTGCGCTCCTCTTTTGGAAACAAAGACAGGCAATAGTCTATGAGGGAATTTCTGTTGCATCCATGCCCAAGTTTGATATAGCTTGAGCAGCCATAACCTTGACTTGTAACCGTTTTTCCTTGCTTTAAAGCTAAACAGGTGTCGATATAGTTCTTGCACTGCTCGCAGATACCCATATTAATCCCTCATCCAAAAACAGATGAGAAATACGCATGTAACGATGCACCAACAAATCGTCGCTGTTTCGCTCATATTCCCCTCTTTTCTCTATGAATAACTTAAAATAATAAATATGTCTAGGCAATAAATCACCTGAAAATCTATACTAGGTTTCATAGATGATCTTAACTAGAAAGGGAGAAGGAAATGAAAACACAACTTAAAGACGCAGCGAAAGACAGAGAGCTTTTTGAGAAGATTATTACTGATGTTGTAAACGCGATGGCAGATACCGGAGTTTCAAGAATTTTGCTCTTAAAGCTCACGGATATTTGCGGGAAATATATTGAGCAGGCTCAAAAGCTCTATAACTAGGTCTTAACTCCTCACCCTCCCTTTGAATCTCAAGGGGAGCTATGAGAAGTTAAACCAAAGGAAAGAACAAATGAAAATACTCAAGAACTGCATCGAGCTTTCTAGCTCCGTCAAGATCTACGTTCCCTCTACGGTCAATGTTGACCAAAACGCCGACACCTCGGAATGGGTAGACAAAGCCTTAACATTGCTTGCTGAGTGTTTCGGAGGTGCTACTTGTTCAGACGCTTTCGGAGTATGGAGAACGGACGATAAAGCAACTGTATGGGAACGTGTAAAGCTTTGCATGGCCTATTGCCATCAAGATCAACTGAACTTAAAAATTGACGAAATTTATGCTCTATGCCTCTCAATGAAAGAAGAGCTAAAGCAACAGAGCGTTGCCTTGGAAGTAAATAACAAACTGTATTTGATCTAAACAACTAAAGGAGAAAGACATGAGAACATTAACAGAAATTGAACTACAAAGATACGCTCCAAGCGTGTTCAGCACTGAATCTAACGACAAAACATCGGATAGATACGCCGTTATCCCTACAATTGAAGTCGTCCGAGGACTTGAGAAAGAGGGATTTTATCCCGTTATGGCTCAACAATCGCGTGTACGAAACAGCGATAACAAGCCATTTACCAAGCACCTGTTAAGATTTCGTCATCAAAATAGCCTAGAGAAAGGTGGAAATACACCTGAAATTGTCTTAATCAATAGCCATGATGGTAAATCAAGCTATCAGCTGCGAGGTGGTATTTATCGCCTGGTGTGCATGAATGGCCTTATTGTAGGATCCGATTATTGCCACTTCAAGGTAAGGCATCAAGGAAATGTTATAGGCCGTGTCGCTGAATCGGCTAATCAGCTCATGCAAGTTATACCTCGCGCTTTGGAAGTAGCCGAGCAATGGAAGGGAATTACATTAGAACATGCTCAACAACGCGTCTATGCCCAATCAGCTCTAATGCTGAAATACGATCAAACAGATCCCCTTTTGGAGTTGCCAGAAAGGTTTCTCGTTCCCCAACGACAAGGAGACACGTCTAAAGACTTATGGACAACTTTTAATATTCTACAGGAAAAGCTTGTCCGAGGAGGCACACGCTATTATCACAGCGAAAGCAATCAATATCGCCGGACGCGTAAAGTCGGCTCGATAACTGAAAACTCACGCCTCAATACAGCTCTTTGGAATTTAACCGAGAAAATGGCACAATTGGTCTAGTTCTCAATCTCTCTCTGAATTTCAGGGAGAGTTAGGAGAAACTAAACCTATAAAGGAGAATTTATGGATTGGATTCAGATTTTAATTTTAATGTTCGGAATTTTAGGAACTATTTTAGGCGTTGTAATACCATTACACCTTAACACTTTAACCACACTCAAAGCCATTCAAGACGAAATGAAAGATTTTCATGGAAGACTATGCAAGCTTGAAGAAAGAAGAATAGCAATTATGGAAGCAAAAACATGAAAAAATTCTACCAAGATTTCAAAGTCTTAATTTTAATCTTTTGCGTATTCTTTGGCGTGGTTTATAGTGCTATCCGCATTGACCAGGCATTAGGCTGGGAAAAAGCAAGAAATGAAAGAAATTGCCGGAGAATCGAGCTGGAAAACGAGCAATTTTTTGATGACCTGGTCAATTATTGGAATAGCAAAAAATAACATAGGAGTTTCACATGACAGTAAGTGCAGCGGGAGGCGTGTCAAGATTCACGCCATTAAATACGCCAGGCCAAGACCTTCCCGATACTCCACGCTTTCTAAAAGCGGTAAGAGATAGGGTTGAACGAGCTGGGTACATTTATGACGAGAAGAAAGTTTCTGCGATTGAAGACGACGCAGGTGTTTTACATGTTTATTGGGAGGGAAAAGCAATATGAAAGGATTTGTACAGATGTTTTCGATTAATGCAGTTGGAGGAGGAAGCTTGGACTTTCACCTAGATACTCATAGAATATATGAGCAGACGGACTACGGACGGCAAGATAGAGCCAGGGAAGATTCTAGGCATGGCAATTCTTCCTTATCCACTGATAGAGATGGTCATGTACATATTTACCATGACGGGTGCGAATTAGCCTCTAACCAGGATTTTTCACGCAATCCAAATGAGCCGGATAGAGCATAAATTGACAGGAAATCATATCGTCTGTTAGGATGACTTTCGTACTCCTTATTTAAGACGTTTAGCTTTCCCCTCTCTTGATTGGGAGGGGATTTTTGTCTAGGCAGTATGAAGTAAGGGTTTAGAAAGGCACTTTTTCGGTGCTTTTGAAAGAAGGAATAGTAAATCCCTGCAAGATCTCCTTAATCGCCTTTAGCTCTACCACTAGCTCTTTTACGCTCCAACTTAGGTAACTGAGGCTTTTTTCTACGCTTTGAGGCTCTTTTTTTGGCTCTGACATTTTTTTTCTCCTGTTTAATTTTTATTTTATAATTAGCTAACTCTTCGATAGCATCACTATATGCGAGCTGTAGAAATTCATTACGTTCTTTTGACCGGATGTCCATATTAAACGCATGCTCTACCTTTCCCAATCGAGTAGAAAATTGGATAAAGTCATCTCTAATAGCTTTTAACATCAATTCCATGCGCGTTAGTTGATCTAGTTCATGTCCTTCGTAACCTTTACCTAGAATTGGGGAGGGATTCAACTTACCGTTTGACATAAAACCCTTTATTTAAGTGACATAAAACGATAACTTTAGGTCTGATAATGCAGCTTATGTTGTGCAAGTGTGTCCTACTCCGTATAATATAGGGGGTCTTGTCCTTGAAATAATTTGAAATTTGCGTCGCAACCAGGGAGGCAATTAACCGTACCGCAAGAATGGCACTCTATGCCATGACAATGTTTGAAATCGGGCAAAAATGCGTGCCAATGCGAAATCATATCACATTTGCCACAAAAAATTATATGCTCATTTGTTAGCACGTTTTTTTCGATCTTTTCAAATGCCTCTCTTTCAAGACGCGCTTGTTCATTTTTTTTTCTAAGCATTTCAGCCCTGAACTCCCAGACGACCTTTTTAAATTTCCGGTCATTGACATTGATAGAGCTGACCATAGGGATGCCCTTCCATAGATATTTCTCAATATCTAAGGTCAAAGTCTCACGTTGTAAGCTTTGGGGTGTCGGGATGATCTGGGTACCAATCTTGAAGGTATTCATTTTGCCTTATTGCTAGTAGGACTTTACAAAGTGTTTCTTCTACCGTCTGATTCACGGATAGGATTTGCTCTAAAAAGGATCGGTGGTCTGCGTTCTCTTTCCGCATGGCCACCATCTCTTTTTTAACTCGACGCATGAAAACGGCTGCTTCCCGTGCCAGTCTTTTGGACTGTTTTAACATCAGCGATACTTGAGCCTCTAAAATCGCCAATCGTTCATTTTCAGGTGCTTTCTGTTCGAGTCCGTACATTTTAATATCTTTTTGCTGCTTTTTTGACGGTTTTTTTTGCACTCGGATTTTTTTTACCTTTCTTCGCAACGCTATAGGCGATTGCTTTTGCTTGAGATGGTTTTTTTCCGGCGCGAATTTCTGTGGAAATATTTTTAGAAATCGCTTTCTTGCTTTTCCCTTTAACTAATGGCATCTTCAATTTCCCCTACATTTTGTTTTCTTATGAATATATTGAGATTCTTTGAATCCCAGAGGCCACCGAGACAAAGTCCCATAGCACCCTTAAGGGCAGTAATATCCTTGAGTTCTTTTTCTGTCAAAATAATTTCAAAATAATCTTCGTCAGCTTGCTGCTCAAATATCAGGCGCATTGAGAACCTTGTGTTTTTAGCGATTGAGAAATGGGAGATACCTTGATAACCACGCGTCCTCGCTCTGCCCAACGCTTCCGGCATGTGCCATCGGAGATCAAAGCGTCATCATCTAAGACAATCCCCTTTAGGACATCGCAGTAGAATTTAGCTAGATTATCCCAATCCGGCCTTTGAGTGTGGCCTATGACATCATTGAGCATTTGAGCGCGTCTTTCGCCTTTGATTGATTTAGCTATAGGAAAATAGCAGACAATCTCAATTTCAAAGCGTCCGGTAAGTAGAGTTTCAGGTGCAAAAGGTTTGATCTGCCACTTGGCAAATGCCTCTAGCTCTTTGTCAGGCGAATAAGCCTTTCCGGTTCTTCTATTCCAGCGTGTCTCATGGTGTGGTACGGGATTGGTCTGAATTTCGTATATATACATATTACCCCTATTTAATTTAATAAATAAAGGTAAATGAAATTAAATGATATTAATAATTAGAGTTTTTTATACTCTTTAAATCCAACAACTTATCTTGTATGTCTAAACATACATCCTGGATTGCGCGTAGCAGACACCACTCTTCAAACAGGAAAACAAATA